TCAAGGCGATCGAAGCGGGGTTTACGCCGAAACTGCAGGAAGCCGCCGAACTCAAACGCGAGTATGGACCGGTCGACGCCATGTTCACGCCCTACAAGGCTCAATTGGCGAGCGAGGGCGTATCCCCCGGCGTGATTATTCAGCGATGGGCTGCGGCCGAAAAGGCGCTGATGAGCGACCCCGTGGGCGCGCTTAAGCATCTGGCGCAGAGCTACGGCGTCGATTTGACGCAACTGGCGGGGCAGCCGGGCGAGGAACGGCAGATCGACCCGGAATTGCTGGCCCTGCGCCGCGAAGTCACGGAATTGCGGGGCTCCTACGAATCGCGGGTGCGCGCGGAGCAGGAAGCGAGCCGCGCCGTGGTTATCAATGAGATCACCCAGTTTGCCGAAGCGAAGGACGAATCCGGTGCGCCGCGTCATCCGTTCTTCGAAGAGGTTTTTGACGACCTTCTGATCCTGGCCCAGGCGGAACGAGCCGCCGGCCGGGTGCCGAAGTTGGACGCATTGTACGACCGCGCAGTGTGGGCGAACCCGACGACCAGAGCCAGGCAGATGGCCTCCCAGCGTGAAGCGGAGGCCAGAAAGCAAGCCGAGGGCGCGAAAGTTCGTTCCGCAGCAGCACTTCGCGCGGGTGGATCTGTGACGGGCGCGCCCAATGGCAGCGGCGCCAGCCCTTCGGCTCCGAAATCATCGCTGCGGGAAGAACTGGAGGCCGCCTGGTCTTCGTGATCGAACCCCGTAACAGGAGATCGCCATCATGGCATCGCCCAATCTTTCCGAAATTGTGACCACCACGCTGCGCAATCGCAGCGGCAAGCTGGCCGACAACGTGTCGGAGAACAACGCGCTTCTGATGCGAATCAAGGAGCGCGGCAACCGCAAGCCCATTTCCGGCGGGCGGACCATCGTGCAGGAACTCGAATACGCGGAGAACGGCACCTATCGCCGGTATTCCGGCTACGAGACGCTCAACATCTCGCCGTCCGACGTGTTCACGGCGGCGGAATTCGAGATCAAGCAGGCCGCCGTCGCTATCTCCATGTCCGGCCTGGAAATGCTTCAGAATTCCGGCAAGGAACAGGTGATCGACCTGCTCGAATCGCGCATCAAGAACGCCGAGCGCACCTTCATGAACAACCTGGCCGCCGATGTCTATTCGGACGGCACGGCGGACGGCGGCAAGCAGATCGGCGGCCTTCAGCTTCTGATCGCCGACGATCCGACCACGGGCACGGTCGGCGGTATTTCCCGCGCGTCGTGGAGTTTCTGGCAGTCGCAGGTTGCCGATTTTTCGGTGCTGTCCCTCACCGCCAATTCCACCAACATGCCAACCCTGATGAACCGGCTCTATCTGGCCTGTTCGCGTGGCACGGATCACCCCGATTTGATCGTCGCGGACGACACCTATTTTCGCCTGTACTGGGAATCGCTCCAGGCGATCCAACGCATCACGAACGACAAGATGGCGGCCAAGGGCTTCCAGACCCTGAAGTTCATGGGAGCCGACGTGGTGTTCGACGGCGGTATCGGCGGCGCCTGCCCGGAGAATCACATGTATTTCCTCAACACCAACTATCTGCACTACCGGCCGCATCGGGACCGCGACATGGTTCCGCTGGATCCGGACCGTTTCGCCACCAATCAGGATGCCATGGTGAAGTTGATCGGCTGGGCTGGGAACATGACCCTGTCCAACGCGCAACTTCAGGGCGTCATCATCGCTTAAGGGGGTTGTGACATGGCATTCACTCCGAGCAATACCAAGTTCGTCATTTCCGGCGAACTCGGCATCGACCTGACCGCGACCCCCGCCGGCACCGGGACCAGCTTCGACGAAGGCAACGAGTTCATTCTCGGGACCCGCGTCCGCACCCAGAATGGTGGCGAATACATCTATGTTCACGCTTCGGCCGCCATCGCGCAGTTCGACGCCGTGGGCATCGACGAGGGCTTTGAAGCTGCTCCGCTCACCAAGGGCATGGCGGACGACGGGTGGGTGATCGGTTTCGCGCAGGTAGCCTTCGCCGATAACGATTTCGGCTGGGTCGCGCTGTCCGGTGCCGATATCGGCTGCAACCTGCTCATCTCCTGCGCGGCGGATGTGTCCCTCTATACGTCGGGAACGGCAGGGAAGCTGGACGACTCGTCCACGTCCCAGACGAAGATCGACGGCGTGGTTGCTGTGACCACGATCACGGCGGCAACCTCGGCCGAAGTGATCGCGACCTATCCGCGCTCCGCCACCTTCTAAACAACCGGCGGGGGCTTCGGCCCNNGAAGCGCACATGCGCGCGGCCTTTTCGCGAGACCTGCCGCCCTTCGTGGGGCACGCCGAACGACATGGCGCGGCCCTTATCGTTGGGAACGGGCCATCGCTTTGGAGGGCGATTCCGAATATCCGGGCGAGAGCCAGGAAGGGCGCGAAGGTCATCGCTACCCAGGGCGCGGACAGCGTTCTGATAAACGCGGGTATTGTGCCGAACTGGGTAGCGTTGCTGGACCCCCTGGAGATGCTGGCGGAAATGGTTTCGCCACACCCTTCCGTGGCCTATCTGGTGGCNNCTGGCCGGGTACGACGTCCGCCTCTGGCACGCAAACAACGATCGCGACGAGCAGCGGCTCCTCGAGGCAGAATACGGCCATCGACCGTGGATACTGATATCCGGCGGGGCGACGGTCGGTCTCCGCGCCATAAATCTGGGTTATATCCTCGGGTATCGTCGATTCCATATGTACGGCGTGGATTCCTCGCTCTCACGCGACGGGCGCATGCACGCCAATCGGACGCCGAACGAGATCGAGGCCGCCGACCGTCCTTTCAACATCATTTGCGCGGGTCGAGAGTTTGTGGCGCCTGCCGGCTTAGCTCGGCAGGCGCAGGACTTCGTCAGGCTTATGCGCGAAACCTTCGCCGGCAAAATCGATATCCGGGTTCACGGTGACGGACTCTTGCCGCACATCTGCCGCACCATGCGCCGTGCCGGTGAGTGCCAATTTCAGCAGCAAAAGGAAGCGACATGAGTTTCGCGCAAGCGACGGTAGGCCGGGGCATGACGGTTTCCCACGGCGCCGATGACAATCTGTGGGTCGAATTCTTTTATCGCCCCGTGCNCCGTGCAGGATCCGCGCGCCACGGAAACCGAGGGCCGCCCGATCTTCCGGGAAGTGCCGTATGTCCGAATCTTCATGCCCGGCGACAAATCCACGGAGGTCTGCCGCAAGGTCAAGGACGATGACAAGATGCGCTTCGCCAAACAATGGGACGCCTTTCAAAAGGGCGCGGAACCCATCGTCAACGGCACGCCGCTGGACCAATGGCCCTTGCTGTCGGTCGCGCAGATCGCCGAATTCAAGGCGCTGCATATCTTCACCGTCGAGGCTCTGGCCGGCGTGGCGGATTCGACGCTGCATCAACTCGGCATCGGCGGCCGGGCGATCGTGGCCAAAGCGAAGGCGTTCATCGAAGATGCCAAGGGCAAGGCGCCGATGCAGGCTCTGGTGGCGGAAAACGAGACGCTTAAGGAGCAGATCGCTGCGCTTACGGTGCGCATGAACGCGCTCGCGGCGGCGCAAGGAGGCTGCAATGCAGCGTGATCTGATGGCGCATAAGTTGGCCCCGGTCTTCGTCGATCGTGGCGGTGTGCCGTACATTCAAATCGCCGTGGATGCGTCTTCGGTCGTGTCGCGCAAGGCAACGGACGCGGACAAGAAGACCTACGCGGCCGCCTGGTCTGCGTTCAAGGTGACGGCAAAGGCCAAACAATGAGCCTCCTTACGATCTGCCAGCAGGTAGCGCGCTCCATTCCGGTGAAGGCGCCGACCGTCATCGTCGGCAGTTCGGATGAGACTTCATCGCTTTTGCTGTCGCGCGCGCAGGCGGAAGGCAAGGCGCTGCAGCGGGCGCATAATTGGCTCGCGCTGGTCAAGGAGCATACCTTCGTCACGGTGAGCGGCACGGCGAACTATGATCTGCCGTCCGACTTCCACCGCATCGAGAACCAGACCCTGTGGGATCGCTCCGACTTCCAACGCATCCGGGGGCCGCTTTCCGCGCAGGAATGGCAAGTCTTTAAATCCTCCAATCTCGGCTCGGGCGTGGTACATCGTCGCTTCCGCATCCGCGACGTGTCCGGCACGGTCAAATTCAGCATCGACCCAACGCCCTCAGCGTCCGGCGAAACGCTGGTCTTCGAATACGTTTCGGCGAATTGGTGCCAATCCTCCGGCGGCACGTCGCAATCGGCTTGGACGGCCGATACCGATACCGGCGTGCTTGACGAATACCTGATCGAACTCGGCGTGCTGTGGCGCACCCTGCGCCGGCTGGGCATGGAGGCCTCAGCGGAAATGGCGGAATACAACGTCCAGATGGCGCAGGCGATTGCGCGAGACGGCGGCGCGCCGATTCTCTCCATTGCCAGGCGGCCGACCCTGGCGCTGCTTGGCTACAGCAACATCCCCGAGACCGGCTACGGTTCCTGATGAGCGCCGAAATCGTCTCCGTCCCGATTCGCTGGATGGCATGGACCCGAGGGACGCTACCAAACTCGACAATTGGTATCCTGATCTTGGCAAGGTGTCGGTCCGCAATGGAACCGATGAATATGCCACGGGGCTTGGTGGCGCCGTCGAAACGCTGGCCGAATACCACGCTGAGACGACGCGGGTTTTCCTCGCCGCGGCGAACGGCAATATCTGGGACATTTCGAGCGCGGGAGCCGGATCCTCGCTCAAATCCGGCCTGAACAGCGACCGCTGGCAGACCGCGAACTTCAACGGGGTGCAATTCTGGGTGAGTGGTGAAGACACGCCACTCACCTTCGACGGTTCGTCTTTCGCCAACACTGACTGGACCGGCCCGTCCGATGTGACCGCGATCGTGGGCGTCAACATCTTTAAGAACCGCGTGTTCCTGTGGGAGAAGGACAGCCAGGATTACTGGTATGCGGGCATCAATGCCGTAACCGGCGCGGTGACCAAATTCCCGCTGTCGCGCGTGTCTGGCTTCGGCGGCAATCTGGTCGCGATGGGCACGCTTACCATCGACGGCGGCGCGGGCGTGGATGATCTGGCCGTGTTCCTCATGTCGTCCGGCGAGGCCGTGGTCTACCAGGGGACTGACCCCGGCGACGCGACAGCCTGGGCGCTGGTCGGTATCTACCAGATCGGCGCGCCGCTCGGCATCCGCAGCGTGGCCAAGTATGGCGGCGACCTGTTCATCTCGACCGAGAACGACCACACTCCTTTGTCGGCATGGTTCGCGGCGCTGAAAGAAGGCGTGCAACCGCTGCCCAGCAAGGTCTCCGGCGCGGTGCTGGGGGCGGCATCCGCGAACGCTTCGGCTTTCGGGTGGCAGGCGATCGTCTACCCGAAAGGCAAGCGGATCTTGTTCAACGTGCCCAACGTCGACGGCACTTTCGACCAGCACGTACTGAACACGGCAACGCAAGCATGGTGCCGGTTCCGGGGCATGAACGCGCGCTGCTGGGGGCTGTTCAACAAGCAACTCTATTACGGCGCGGCCGGCGGTATCGTCTACAGGGCCGATACGGGTAGCGACGACAACGGATCCGCGATCAACGCCGATGGAATCCAGGCGTGGAACCCGTTCGGCAACGCCAAGCGCAAACGCTTGTGCGCGCTACGGC